CAATCATAAACGGTGTGGCTAATGCATTCAAGGGTATGGTCAAAAATCTTGTTGAAGTTGAGAAAGCCATGGCTGATGTTAATGTGGTTATGGGTTTGAGCGCTCAAAACTTAGAAAAATTTAGTGATGGACTTTTTAAAGTGGCAAAAGAAACTGGTGCGGCATTCAAAGTTGCTGCAGATGCTGCCACAGAATATGCTCGTCAGGGCTTGGGTGTTGAAGAATCTCTAAAAAGAACGAGAGATGCTTTGGTTCTTACTCGTTTGACTGGCATGGATTCTGCCGAAGCGGTAAAATCTTTGACTGCTGCGATGAACACATACGGCACGCAAATCAAAGATACTACGCAATTGGTTAGTAAGTTTGCTGCGGTTGATGTTAAGTTTGCGGTTAGCGCGCAAGATTTTGCGGACGCTATTTCTCGTACTGGTCAATCTGCTCAAAGTGCTGGTGTGAGTATCGATGAACTTGTGGGTATTGTAACTGCCGCTCAGCAAAAAACTGCTCGTGGTGGTGCGGTTATTGGTAATGCGTTGAAAACAATTTTCACAAAAACAGGAAAAACTGATACGCTCAATCAACTTGAAAATTTAGGAATCGCAGTTCGCGATCTTGAGGGAAATACAATTGGTGCACAACGTATACTGAATGATCTCGCCAATACGTTTGATACTCTTAGCGCTGCGCAAAAAGCTCAAATTACTCAAACAATGGGTGGACTGTTTCATATCAATATTTTGAAAGCTGTTTTGAGTGATGCCGCGAAACAGAATGGTATCATGGCTGAAGCCACCAGGATATCTGCTGGCGCTACAGATGAAGCTATACAAAAGAATGAAGAGTTGCGCAAAACAATGTCTGCAGTTGCCACAGAAACAGGACTTGCCATCAAACAAGTTAGTACGCAAATTGGAGAAATTGCACTTGCTCCAGGAATGGAAAAGATTCTCAACTCTGTCAAAAGTCTGGCCGAAGGATTGAGTGGTGTACTTGGTGATGGCGAGAGTACTGGAAGTAGTTTTGCTACTGGCCTTCTTAAAGGTATTGGTAATGTTATTACTGGGCCAGGATTGGTGGTTCTCGCGGGTGTATTTTTCAAGTTATTTGGTCAAGCATTAAAGTTTACAAAAGAAAGTTTAACATCTTTGGTCGGCGTAACAACCGAAAAACAAAAACAAAAAGCCATACAAACAAGCTTGGTTGCATTGTTTGGTCAAAACGCAGCACTCAACAAAGAAATGTTGCGTACAGATATTGGCCGCACCGAAAAAGAAAAAATCATACTCGGTCTACTCAAAGCTCAAGTTGTTGAGGCTAATGCATTAAACAAATTGACTGCTGGCATGGCTGGCACATTGTATCGAAAGGGATATGGTGCAAATTTAACACCTGTTGGCAAAAAAGCGAGCGGACATATTCCTAATTATGCAAACCCAGAACGCGCACAAGCTGCGCAGGGTGGATATGCTGCTGGAAATATTCGAAGTATGAACATGCCTGGCGAAGGTTCAGTTATATATAATAGCGCAGAAAAAGTCAAGAATTTCAAAGGTATGAGTCAACCTGCAATCATGCCTCCTCATTCAAGTAAAGCTGGAAAAAACTATCAACAAGCATTTGGTAATATACATGGATTCGATCCATATGCTGCGGGAGGATATATACCGAATTATGCTCGTAAAGATACGCTTGATGCATTTTTAAAAACAAAATCATTTAGAATGTTGGCGGCTTCACCTGGGGGAACGATGCTCCCCCCGGTGAATTTGAATAATACTCAACAAAAAAGAGCTGAAGACTCATATGCGTTACTAATGTCTTATGCGGATCGAACTAAAGCCAATTTAACACCAAAAGCGCTTGTCGACGCATACAGAGGCGATACCGTACAACAAGATCCAAAAAAATCTTTGGCAGCAATGCTTGTACCTCCCGAAGGTTACCGGAAACCTTTTGCTAATCATAAAGATCTTACGTGGCCTGTGTATGGTTTAAGGCCAGACGCTCAAACAGATCCAAGTTTAAGTGGCATGGTGAAAAAAGATTTCAAAAAAACAGGAAGTGAATATGGAAATAAAATAGCTTCCACATTTAAAACCAAGCAAAAAATCAGTGGTGATACAATCTGGAGTCGCATGGAAAAAACCGCAGGAGCTATGGGCGCGTGGCAAGCTGCTGTTGGATCATTATTTGAAACAGCCATAGCTACCGCATTAGATTATAAAGCGAAAGGTAGAGGAAACGAGCAGGGAGATTTTGATGTTCGAGCAGGAAAGAACAAAGAAATTCTCTCAAAAGCTTTTGATGGTTTTCCTGAAAGCATGATTTTAGCTGATTTTAAAAACGATAGCGAAAGCTATGGGAATAAAGAATCTTTCTACAAAAAAGTTATGAAAGAAAAAAGGTTTGAGAAGATGCAAAATAAAAATAAGCTAATGCCCAAAAGAAAAGCTTACGGCCATATCCCCAACTTCGCCGATCCATTATCTGATGCAATAGGCCGAGAAAAAGCAGCTGGTGTTCCAGTTTCACAAATTCGCGTGGGCTCACACGGCGCACTCATGGGCAAGGGCAACCCCCTCGGCCTCGGCGTAACCAATACACATGATGAGCCAAATGGTTTGCGTGATGTGTTTGGTGCGAATGGATTTGTGCCGAATTATGCCGCCGGAGATTCTAGAGTTAACATTATTTCTAAGCTTCTCGACAAATGGAAAAGTGTTTCCCAAACTTCTTTAAGTAATACAAAGCAAGAACTTGTTGAAGACATGAGAATCAATACAACCCGAAGAGGTTATAGCGCACAAGAAACCGCCGAAGATGCAAAACAATTAGGTTTTTCAAAACAAGAAACAAAGGAAGCTTTATCTCAATTAAACTTTTCAAGACAAGAAACTAAACAGGCATTAACTTCAACATATGGAGCTGGAGGTTTTACTGGTTTAAATAAGCGGTTTGAAAAAACAATGGTTGGTCGAACTTTAGGCGGCGCAGGCGGACAAATGGGGGTAATGATGGGATTACCAATGGCAGGCAGTTTCTTGCAGCAAAGTATTGGCGGCGCTGGTGGTGCGCTAGCCGGAGGAGCTTTAACGGGAGCTGGAACCGGAGCTTCTATGGGTATGATATTCGGGCCTTTGGGTATTGCAATAGGCGCAACAGTCGGCGCTTTTGGGGGACTTATTTCTGCAATTAATGATAATGCTGAGTCTCAGAAAAAGGCCGCTCAAGAAAGAAGTCAGCAACTTGGTCAGCTTGGCTCTTCGTTGGCCCCAATTTTCTCTAAGGCAGGCTCTTTTGAGGTAGAACCTTTGAATGCAAAAGCTAGTATTAGATATGAAAATTTAGAAAAAGAATTAAATAAAATTGATATCAATGCTGGTAAGGTAAGTAAAAAATATGCGCAACTCGCTAGAATACAAAAAGGTTTATCTGATTTACCTAGTCACCTTACAGGAGGTATGACTCAAGAGCAAATAAAACAATTTGCTTTCATTGGACAAGGTAAGGGGGCTGGATTAACTTTTGATAAGGCTGGAATTATGAATCAAGCCGAAGGAAATCTTCAGGGGTTATTTGATCGATCTGCAATCCTGCAAAGTTTAAAAGCTTTACCTTCTGATTATAAGTTTCAAGCAGAAACAATTGCTACAAAAAAGGGTGAGAAGGTGGTCTCTAAACAGTTTACAGGGCCTGAGTATGCCGCCGAATTAGAAAAATTACCATTATCAGAATTTAAAAAAGTTACTGAAGAAGGGAGGGATAAAACCGATCTTTATAACGATAAATTAGATGAACAACAAAAAGGTATCATCCTTCAACTTAATGCTCAACGTGCAATTCTAGCTGCCCAACAAAAAGCCAAAGAAATACAATTCGACATCAAATCATCATACGCACAAATAGATAGTTCTCTATCTTTACAAGCCAAGTTGATGGGAAGTTTCGCAACTGAACAACAAAAAGCTCAGATGAATTATACTAAAGCAGTCAATAAAGCTGCTGAAAAATATGCTACAGGCGCTCAATCTGAAGAAGGTCAGTATAGAGCTAGTATGCTTGAGTTTTCTAAAAATGATGTTATCGCCGGCGCTTTAAAAACTAGTCTCGCAAAAAAACAAATATTAAGAGACCAAGGTCCGGGCGGGTTGATGGGGGACAATGTTGCGAATACCGCCAAAAAAATAGATTTAACTAAAGAACTGCTAAAACTATCAAACGATGAATTGTACGCTGAGTTGAAAAAAGCAAACCTAAATGATAAACAATTACAAGCTCTTGAAGATTTCAAAAACAGTAAAGGGAAAAATGTAGAAATGCTGTTAAAAGAACTTGGACTATCTACCAAAATAGCAGAAAACGAATTTAAAATAAATGATGCAATTGCTAAAAGAAAAGATTTGCTTGCGAGTATGTCTACTGCAATTGGTATGTCTGACAAGCAGCTTGCTCACGATCAAAAAATGAGAGGTTTCTCTTCTCAGCTTGCCGCAGCGCAGAGACTAACTGATGTTGGTCCTGGCTATCAAACACGCGCCGAGCAAGAAGATTTTCAAATGAGAGAAAAAAGAATTACTCTTGGGGAAACAGCTACAACTTTAAGAGAAAATGCTACATCTGCGGTCAACAAAAAAATAAAAGAGCGTACCGATCTAGAGCTGCAACAACAGATAGCTCAAGAAAGAGTCTCAGCTATTAAAGGGGGTGCCCAACCAACTACTGCACAAGAGCAACAAGAATTAGAGGCGCTTCTTGTTAAGCAACAACAAACCCTTGCTTTCATAGATCATGAAATAAAAAACATTAATGAATCAACAGAAGAAGAAATATCAAATGCCAAAAAACTATTAGCAGAAGAAGAAAAAAGATTAGCCGCAAAACGAGCACATGAAACTGGTCCAGGTGCCTTCAAAAATGGCTTGAAAGATGGTATGAAACAATTGCGCGAAGATACTTTATTGATTGATTATCAATTGAGTAGGGATATTCCCCAAAACTTTGCGAATGGATTAGCTGGCGCAATGACCGAAGCTCTTTCTGGCGCAAAAGATTTGGATGATGCTTTGCGTGATGCAGGTATTGCATTTTTAAAAACTATCCAACAAGCAATGATGCAAAAAGCCGCGAACAATCTTGTGGGTATGCTTCCATTCTCTCGCGGTGGAAATGTAAGGAAATATTCTCAAGGAGGCGGTGTGCCTGCTATGGTGAGTGACGGCGAATATGTGATGGGTGGTGGTGCAGTAAATAAATATGGCGGCGCATTTATGCATGGATTGAATGCTGGCGGAAATGTTCCTGCGTTTAGCAATGGCGGCAAGCTTGAAGGTTTTCAATACAAATCTGGCCGCGCATATCAAAGCAAAAAAATGAGCGGCGCTTTTTATGGTAGAGCAGATAATGTGGGATTGCGAGAAGATGCATCATCATTAGCGGGGGCGCTCGCAGACAAGCGCGCAAAAGAAGAAGAAGCAATAGCAAAAGCAAAAGAAGAAGCCGCGAAATACAATGCGCGAGTACAACAAATAGTGAGTACCGTAGCAAGTATAGCAATGGCTGGAGTAACTGCAGGAATGCAAGGTTCTGGCAAATTAACCGGAACAGCAAAAGCTGCAGGTTATGGTTCGAAAACTCCATTTGGGGTTAAAATGGCAACCGATGCCAGTGGTCAGGCCGTAAGCTTATTGCCAAATGTAGATACTAGCGGATTCAATAATGTAACTAATACAAGAAGTTGGAACCCAATGTCTTGGGGATCTCCTTCTACTGTAAACCCAGGATTGGGTCCGTTTTTCTGGAATAAACCAAAAAATGAGTATTATGGAGGACCTATTCGTCAATATGCTAGTGGTGGACACATATCTGGTAAATCTGGAATCGACCAAATTCCTGCAATGCTCAGCGAGGGAGAGTATGTTATTCGTGCAAGCAGCGCTCGTCAAATTGGCAAGCCCATGCTTGATCGTATCAATGCAGGAAAATTTAATGATGGTGGAGCAGTTGATAAAATAGCAGGGTCCGAAGAAACTTCTGGAACAAGCGGTAACACAAACAACATAAATATTTCTGTTAATATAGAATCTGGTTCAGTAAAAGACGAAAAGAAATCGTCCGAAAATTCATCTGTTGAAGCAAGTGTTGGAAGCAAAGAAAAAGAAAGTGGCTCGGCTATTGCAGACAAAATAAAACAACAAGTTCTTTCTGTAATAGTTGAAGAACAACGTCCTGGAGGATTGTTGAGTGATTGATCATGAGCTATTCAAATTACGAACAAACAGTAATAGTCAATGGTCATCGGTTGCTTGGTGTTCAAAGTGTTGATGGTAGTTATGGAATAAGCGAAAAACCAATTCGCGTGGCGGGTGTTGGTTTTATTGATGCAATGTCGGATGCACCGCTACAAGGAAATTTTAGTATCAATAGAAAAATGGTTGGGGAGGATCCGTTGTTAGAGAAAAATTCGCTCGGTAAATATCTTTTTGACGAACAGGAAATAGATGGTCTTGTGCTCTACGATAATGATACAAAAGGATTTGGTTTTACAAAAGGTCGCGTGTCAAGGTACAGTGTGAATTGTAGCGTTGGAAATGTTCCTGATATACAAACAGATATAACTGTTTATGGTAGTTTGGGTAAAAATGTATTGAAAAATAATTCTTATACTCAAAATTTAAATTCATCATATTATCCAACAAATTTAAGTCAAGTATATATTGGAGAAAGAGGTTCATCTTCAAATGTTGTTGATTCATGGAATGCAGGAACGTTAATAACTACAGATGAAAAATATTCGAATATTCCTGATATCACGCGAGAAAGAAGATGGACTAGTACTGTGTCTGGAATTACGTATCGTTGGCTTGAGCTTGGTAAGGATTCATTTACTTTGGTTCCGTATGGCGCGGTAATTGAACACGCAAATCAATCAATACAATATCCTGATCAATCAAGTATAAAATTTAATGTAAGTGATTTTAGTATAGATGCAGTTGTTGATTTTAGTTATAGTAGGTCAATAAATGTTGTGCCATTGTATGCATTGCAAAAAGATGGTGTTAAGACTTGGAATAGTGGTCAACCTATAACAAGCCCGAATTATGATCCTGTGCAAATTGACACACAGTATCCAATTGAAACAGATATATCTGTGACCATGATTGCAAATACTTATGAGATTCGCGAAATAAAAGATCGATTGCAAAATGCACCAAGAAGTGAAATATCAATTGATATATGCGATGCAAATGATCACGCAAATATAATCAATAGTTTTGTGGGCAAAAATGTAAGATTGATTAGTGAAAGTATAAATAGCACAACAGAAGAAGAAATGAATATAAGTCTGTCGTACAAAAGTTACGAATCTTATCACAACGAGGTTTAATTATGGCGCGACCGTTTCTTAGATTTGAAGATGGCAAGATAACCTTGAATAACAAGGATCTTATGGTAAACTCTGCCAGCCTTTCGATTTCTCCATCTTTGCAGGTTGAGCGAGTTTATGGTGATTATGATGCGCAAATCGCGGGCGCTCGAACTGAGTTTGTTAATTTTGCTCCAACTCAAAATCTACAAGGACAATTGAATATATCATTTTACATGTCTGCAGATACAGTTTCTCCTAATAGTGTCAATAGGTTGTTTGAATTATTAGAGGTTGCGGATCCAGGAAATGCAAAAAGCTCAATTAGTGAAGCTCCAATAAATGGAAATGTTGTGGGTAGATATAGTTTTGATAATATGTTTTTAACTAGTTTCAATCTCAAGCTTGAGCCGTTTCGCTTGATTGTTGCTAATGCATCATACAATATATACGGTACAATAAATCGAACAGTTGATAAATATTTTACTCAATCAGATGTTGATTTCGCGCATGCACTAAAATCTTTTGGGGAAGTAAAAATAAGCAACCAAGCAACTGACGAAGAATTTGAAGTGAAAAGCTTGAGTTACAGCATCAATGTAGAACGTAAGATATCAAACAAAATAAGAGAAAATGAAAATACCGCGATTAATACATATGCTGGTGGAGCACTTCCGCATCGAGTTAGCGTGGAATCAATAACCTCTGAGGTTAATATAGAAGGTAATGAAATGGCTGAAAATTTAAATCCTTATGGCGACCAACAAACATCTTCTTCTCCATTTGGAATTGATGATTCTCTGGTGGATATATTTTTATATAGTCTTGGTGGCGAAAGAATTTCCAGATTGCATTGCGCAGGAAAAATACAGAATCAATCGATGAATATCGCAGAAGGTTCTCATGCAACAAGCTCGATCACAATAAAACAAATAATCAAATAATGCAAAATCTTACAAACATATCCAATTATATTGGTGATTATACTCCTGGCGTGGATTATAAAAAATTTGATTTTGTTTTTAATAAAGTAGATAGTTTATATTATTACGCGAAAGATGATATAACTTGGAGTGATGAATTGATTAATACTTTTGCGAATCGATACTCGCTCGATCCTTCTGGACCTCTATATGCTGGAGCTCAAACATATTATCTTTTTGATGCGCACAATGATATGTCTGATTATAAAATTGGACAAACCATAAACATTGGTGGGTCACTGTATGAAAATGATGGTAATTTTAAAATATTAAACATAGAAAGTAATTACAATCCAAGTGCAATAAAGCCTGGAGATTATGTGCTTTCTGAAATATTGAATGGGGAGGAAGGTGTGAGTGATTGGTTTTTGTCTGACTGGTTTTTGTTGGATCAAAAAGATATTTATTGGCCTGGTCGAGATTTTGCTGCGTATGTTGATTCCAATATTGATTTATATAATGCATACGAATCTAGCGACAAAACTTTAACGAAAGAAGCTTGGGGTAGACAACATTACAATACATATGGCGAAACAGAAAATAGGGCAGTTCCTTTGAATGAAAGAGGGAATTGGATATACCATACAAAAATAGGCTGGGTTTACACTTCGATTAAAGGTAATTTTACTCCTTCCGACAAGTCTCTATGGATGAATATCGGCGGGCTTGATGATATGTGGTTTTTTGCCAAAAAAGATTGGACCGATGGAAACAATGCTGTATTGTATTACGAAGATTCAGGAAGAGAGGAGTATAGCTATGAAATAACCAGCGAAAATAAATCATTTGATTCGGATACTCGAGAAATTGATGTTAGTGATGATGGTCAATTTTTAATTGCTAGAGACAATTCTTCAATAAAAAGGTATGCAAAGAATGGTGATACCTGGATTGAACAAGCATCTTTGGATTTTAATGGGGAATATAGATATTTGTGTTGCGACGGGGATTGCGATACAATCGCTGTTTTATCTTATGATGACAATTACTACACTTTAAACACTCAAATGCTTCAAGAATATAAAGTGCATTATGATTATAATAGTGGACCGAGGGCTAGTATATATCTTTCTGTTGTACTTGGATTACCATGGAAAACAGAAAGCGGCCCACTAACAAATAGTCAATTAGAAAACTTTGAGTCTATCAGTAATTTAAAATACGCCGGAGATCTTAAAATTTATAAATACAACTCTTCTGCGAACGCTTGGGAGGAATCTCACTCAATATCACAAATTGTAGAACAAAACTTGATCGCAAATTTCAGTAAAAACGGTAATAATTTATTTGTTTTTGAACCTCACTCTCACGAATATAATCATTACAAAAATGGATTGCTCACTTGGCGTAGGCAATGCATGAGAGTTTTGGCTTTTAGTGGATCTGTGTGGGAAGATGAATTGATTATGGCAGGCACAAATTACGGAAATTTTGTTGACAATAAGGAATATTCATATGATGAACATGGATATTCTCAATCACTGACAATACACTTCAAGACTTTTGATAATAATACTTACGGTTCTGATGTGAATGTTTTATATTTTAATAGTCATTTTGTTGCTGATCAGTTTTCTGAATATTCTTCTTCAAAGCAAGTTTATGGATCAGGATCTTTTTGTGCTAGAATGTCTGGAGATGGAAATAGAATATTTTATATCGACCATAATACCAATAAAATAAAATACATAACGCGCTCTAATTCTGGAAACTGGTTTGATAATATTGGAGAAGTTACTATGGGTGGTGATGTTTATGAATATGAGTTTCCTGATTTTCCGCTACCAATTAACGAAATAAATTTCAAAGCAAAGCAAACTGGTTGGGGCTCTAGTTCAAGAATGAATCTCGAGGTAAATTTCGATGGTTCTACTGTTGTTGCTTATGGGGCAAAAAAATCTAGTTATGAAAATTTGTGGAATGATTTCACTCAACAATATGAACGATTCGAAAAAGTCACAGAAAAAACACTTGTTTATGTCAATAATTCTTGGAAGGAAATAGATTTAAATATAAGAACAGAAAATGTATACAATACGGTTGTTAATGATATTCAATTAAGCAGAAGTTCCACAAGTCGCTTGCGAGCCGCAACGATTATGAGTAGAGAAATTAATCCAAAAAGACATTATGACTTACAATATATAATAGGTGGAATTTCTGATGCAAGTATACCTTTGAGTGATCTAAATTTGACTAGTGAGCGTGGGGGATTTAATAATGCTTGCTTGTCTATTTTTGAACTAAATGACAATAACGAGTGGATTCAGATTGGCGAATTTGATAGAGAATCTAAATCTATTGATTTTGCGGTAGACGAGAATATTGATCATGTTTACAATTTAAAATTTGATACTTCAGTCTCTGGGCAAAATAGTTTATATAAATATACGGTCGGATATTTTAAATACTATACTCTTGATAGTGAGGATGGGTTCATTTATGTACAACCATCATCAACAAGCGATGATCTTTTTGATTTTTATGAAGTCGACCAGCAAACATGGTTTACATTAAAAAGTGACAAAAAAATAATTCAAGCTGCAAATCAACAAGCCCAGCCTACTATAAATATAAATTTTCAACAAAATGAAGCTCCTGCACTCAATGTGGGGCAAGATTTTGGCACAAGAGTATGGTTGGTTGGCGCTTCAAATAATGATTCAATAACACAACTAGAAGATAAATCCGATAATGAAATAACATTAACTTCGGCGAATACTAATCCAGGTGTTGATTCTCCAGATTGGATATCCGATGTTTTTTTCTTTGATGCAGATTATGGATCAAGTGTTACATTTACATGTCAAAATAAAAAATATGAATATTCAGATGGATATTATATATATCAACCAGATAGCATAAATTCATTGAGCGCCGAAATAACATTATTGTTTAAAAATAGATCAAGCAGAGAAACAAATGCCGTGCTTCATTTTGTTGAGAGTCACCTGGGTCAATATGATAAAGATAGGCCATCCCCAAATCTAAAATATAGTCAGGGTATTGCCGGATTTAGGTGGGGCGGAGAGTCAACATTTCATCCTTACGATTCGACAAGTATGCAGTCTAAAACATTTTATTGTTTAAGCTATGATCATTCATTAAATTTTGAAGATAGTAATGATTTAACTGTTAAGTTGAATAACTTTAATACTTCTTTGTTGAATAAATCTGAAGAATTGTTTGTAAAGCGCGCGAATGATTATTCTGACACAAGATATTATGAAAAAAATGATGTTGTTTTTGTTAAGGAAAATCACCAGCATTACTATTATAAAAAAGAAGATTCTGGTTTTGGGGCTTATCCAATATCAAGTAAATCAAGCTCTTGGTCAAGAAGCGGTGGGTACTATCAAGATATAAACACAGATTCATGGACTAGAGATTTCTTTTGGAAACCCTCTTTGGGGCTAAAAATTTCAAACAATCCAAGACTTAAGAAATTGAATCTTAATGGTCCTTATACTCAAATATATCGAGACGGAATAAATGAAAAACTATTAAACATAGATTTGGAATTCAATAACCGAGATGATCAAGAGGCATATGCTATACTTCATTTTCTTGAACATCATTATGGATGCATTCCTTTTGCTTTTAATGTTCCTGTGCCTTACGAACAAGATAGAAATTTTGTTTGCCAAAAATGGACTCACACCTACAATTTTAAAAATAATCATAGTATAAAAGCAACTTTTGAAGAATACCCTTTTAAATTAAGCGCTCAAAAATATGATTCTTTGATAACCGAGCCAATACTAAGAGAGTCTGAGCTGTCTATGCCTTCATCAATAATTTTTGAAGATAGTATTGAAGCCTTGAGAAGGTCTAACTTATTTAAAAAAAGAGTGTTTTTTAAAAATGTAGGAGATAAACCTTTAAAGATTAAATCCATGCAGATTATTGAATCAGAGTTTGATATTGTTGGTCAAGATGAAGATTCTTCTGAAGCCGTAATGTTACTAGAGAAAGATAATGATATTGATTATGTTTTGGTATTACCCCCCGGTTCTAATCTCCCTTTTGGGTTGAATAATCAAACAATTAGAATATATAAACAATATTCTGATGGAGTTGCAGGGGGAACTTCTTTTAGTGTTGTTCAAGAAATTAATGGTTCTTACCAAAGAGTATCAATTGATGGCTCGCCAAATAGGTTTTTCCAGAGTAATGCCGGTTATATTATGAATTTAAATACTGGGGAAATTAGTGATACATATGCAGGATTTATTGATGATTTATTGTTCAAAAATAATAGAAATAAATATCTTTCTGGATCTTATATTTCTTTGAATGCTGGGAAGACGGGGTATATTGATATTTATTATAATGGATCTTTGCAAGAACTTGATTTTTATGATTCTTTAACTGATGCTCAATTTATACAAGTTATACAAGCACAAAAAAGTTTCAATGGAAAACTTGAAATTGTCGTTGAAAATAGTAATGGCACAGAACAAACTTTAAGTTCAGATATACAAATAAACCTACAAAAATAATGTCTCAATCAGAATCAAATTTAAACAAACAATTATCTTCTTTGTTGCCCGACACATTAATCGAGCTGTTTGAAATAGATTTTAGTACCATGCAGGAAAATTTTGAAAGATTGAAAGATATGTATGGTATTAATGTTGGGGCAGATACTGTTTATAGATTTTGTTCATCAGCAAATTCAACCAATCCAATTATATGGAAGGGTAAATCATATCAGCCTATGCCTATTATGGTAGAAGGCTTCGAAAGTAAAAATGACGGTCGATTTCCAAGGCCAAAATTAATGATTGCTAATCCAGATGGCATATTTTCTAGAATAATATATAATAACAATGATTTTGTTGGATGTAAGGTCACGCGAAAAAGAACATATGTTCGATTCTTAGATGACGAAAATTTTCAAAACAGAAATTTAAACACAGAAGGAAAAAATCCATTTGGTAAATCTGATAGCGATTCATTTTTGCCTGATGATGTATATTATATAAATCGAAAAGTTTCTGAAGATAAAAGCTCTATCGCGTTTGAACTATCTTCCCCATTAGAGTTGAAAGATTCTTGGTTACCTGGAAGGAGGCTGTATGCAAACATGTGCACATGGAAATATAGATGTGATATTGGTTGCGGTTATAAGGGTTTGCCAATTGAGACAGTTGACGGGCAAAATTTAACAGAAAACTTTGCATTTAATAATAATTTAGATAATTTTGGTGGCATAAACCCTTTGCAATATCCTGGTGGTATTGATGATATCCCTGAATGGTCAAAGTTTGGAAGAACTGGTCAATCTACTTCTGCTGGAGGTTATAATTTGAGCGATGTTGTGAAAATAATTCCAAGAAGTTCCAATAATCCATACAAGCGAACTGCGCAAGTTTTTGTTTGTATACAAGATCATATATCTTCTGCTGATCATCATCCATATTTTGATAAAGAGTTTTGGTTGAAAGATGAATGTTCAAAAAATTTAAAAGCTTGTAAAAAAAGATTCGATCCAAATTCCGAGTTTGGTTCTCATAATAAATCAGAAAATATCAGCCCAGGCTTGAGGTTCGGGGCATTTCCTGGTGCGGCAGGATTTGGTTATGAGTCATAAAATAAGTGAATCCATTTTGAAACAAATCTCAAGCTTTGCGAGGCAAAATAAAAATCAAGAAATTTGTGGGATTATTGTAAATATTGATGGACAAAAAAAATTCATCGAATGTGAGAATCTTGCACACGATAAACAAAAATTTTTCGCTATAGATTGTGGGGTTTATATTGAGAATAATGTGGAGGTAGTTGTTCATTCTCATTGTCTTGGTTCGGCTAGCCCGTCGTCAACAGATTGTAGGTGCGCTAATAATCTAGAGCTTCCTTTTTTAATTTATAGTACAATTGATGATAACTTTTGTTTATATGAAAATAAAAGTGTAATAAAATTTAAGGTTTAAGGAATAGTGAATAAGGTATATCTACATGGTGGCCTCGGCAAGAGGTTTGGTAAAACATGGCATGTTGCTGCAAACAATTCTCAAGAGGTTGTTCAGGCAATTGATGCCAATGCAGATGGTTTTGTTGGATATATTGTAAAGCAATCTCTTGAAGGAAACGAGCATTATTTACTTGCAAAAGATCCCAAGCAAATAAAAACTCAGGAGGAACTAATTGACAACATGGTTGATCCCCAAAAATTGTCAAAAGAAATACACATTGTACCAAGCATATATGGAGGGTTTATTGCAGGCTTCCTGGGAAAATTTGTCATCGCAAAAGTGGCGGGCGCAATGTCCGCCGCAATCTGGGGGGCTGTTGCTCAATTGGCTATCAGTGCACTCATGAAAACTCCAGAAGACAAGGTGCAAACACGAGGAGAAAACGTTTCAACAAAATCATTTTTATTGGGCGCATCAAGAGAAAGTGCGAGTCAGGGAGGTTCAATACCTCTTGGGTATGGCCGCGCTTTTGTGGGTCCAAACTTGATTGGGCAATCAATGAAGACAACCAAAATAAAGAGCGATTATTTAGAATCTTCCACAGAATTAACATTCACCCACTTGATATCCGAGGGTCCAATTGAAGGTCCTGTTAATGAATATGGGAAAAATGTTGATGCATGGGAGACAGATACAAATAATCAAATCAAACCAAGTAAAGAAGTTCAGCGCGCATTGTATATAAACGAAAATCAACTGCTGAAGGGTGAATTTTATAATTACAACCTGAATGAAGAAGATGCGCTTCCGGTTTTAAATATTGACCCAAAAGAATCTAAAATATTAAGCAATTACTCTTCGTTTATCTACACATATGGACAAGAACTTTTTGGAGCTTCTCCATACTTTTCTTCAGATAATACCGCTAGAACAACTCCTGTTCTTACGATAGAAGAGGCTTTAAAGGAGGCTACAATATTTTCCCATAAAATTTCTAATATAGACACAAGTCAAGTAATTTTAAATATAAGAGCATCTATTTTTGAGACTGTTCAGGAGACAGGAAACAATAGAGCTGATGAAGTATTTTTCGCTGTTTTTGTTGTACAGGATAATGGTACTCGAGTGAATGTGCTTGATGCTCCTGAGTTTTGCTCGGTTAGAATGGATGCCTCTGGTGTATTAACTGATCAAGATGGTAATTTCTTGGGAGTTTCAAAAACCGGATCTAATAGTTTTAAAATTAATGGAGTTGCAACTTCTGCTTATCAATTTGAGCTGGCTATAAATTTTAAAAAAGAATTCAAATCAAAAACACCAACAATTCAAATTGTAAAATTAAGTAAAGAGCTTGATACTGCGGCGGCTTCAAATGTTTTTACTCAGTGGCAAACAACAAAAAAAAGATTATTCAGTAAAAAAGTTAATACTCACAAAAAAACTGACTGGAATAGCGTTGGTGGGCAGGGGAGAAGTAGAAGTTTAATAATTGCCAATATAGAAGAAAGAATATATGCTCAATTACTTTACCCAAATTGTGTTACTTCGTCTATCAAGATTGATAGTTTGAACTTTTCAAATCAACCGACCTTTATGTGGCATTTAAAATTAAAAAAGGTATTGATTCCAAGTAATTACGATCCAGTTGCAAGAAAATATTACGGGCCGTGGAATGGTCTATTCAAGGGACAAACTAGCGTGGCGGAATCAATATATTCTATACCTGACTCACAAAAGCGTTGGACAGATAATCCTGCTTGGGTGTTTTATGATCTTGTTTCTAATCCTACATATGGCTGCGGGAAATATGGCGTAGAAGAATTTGATATTGATAAATGGCAATTGTATAAAATAGCAAAATATTGTGACGAATTGGTTGAAACGAGTTATTCAATACAAACTGCTTCTGGCTTGCCATATAGTTTTGAATATCAAGATACTGGTAACTTGACGGCAGTTGAGGGCGAAAAGTATTTCAGTATAACGATAGATGAAAAACATTATTACAAGCAATCGGGCGGATTGATTTCACAGGAATTGACCAACGAATCATTTCAAAAATATTATGAATTTAATAGTCCAGGAAATTATAGTTTAACTGTTCCAGAGGGGGTTAGATCGGTGACTGCTTTTGTAGTTGGCGGAGGCGGTAGCGGTGAGCGCATCGGATTTAATGCGCCTAGTATTAATTTTGCAAATAAGGACACTCTTTTATATACAAACGTCAATGGATTGAATGGGCAAGCTTCAAGTTTAAGTTCTAGTGGTGGTTTGAATATTGTTGCTCATGGAGGATTAGGTGGAGGCAGAAATGATTATGCTAACAGTGGAAAAAATACAATAAATGGAGCATCAAAAGTCAATTCTCAAATTCTGGGATTTGCATCAAACGGAAGAGGTGGAGCAAGTAGAATTTCAAGTAGTGATAATTTTGCTATTGCTGGCGCCAAAGGTTCTAATTTTGGACCTAAGGGGTCTTCTAGTTTAAAACCATCATATGGAGCTGGAAGTGGAAGTGGTTCTAGGATAGTATCGTATTTTTTCCCATTTAAAGGTGTGGTAACTACAGAAATAAAATCTGTAGATTTGCTTGGTGGGGGATCTGCCGGAGCATCTTTATGTGAAATAAATGTTGATGCTGGTCAAGTTTTGAATATAACTGTTGGTTCTGGCGGAGCAGCACACAGTGGAGTAGGCGCTGGTGGATCTGGTAAGGTTACTATAATTTATAATATAGAAGGTTTAACTTCTCTAAGCGCTGAGGAGCAATTTATTGATATGTTTGGAGATGGAGAAAGTCATAAAGGCAAGTCTGTTGCATTTTTTATAAACAAACATTCGCACCAAAATAACGCCTCTAATTTTATTCAAGACATTAAAAATAAATCTGTACTGAGGGAAAATATCTCTATCGAGCGGCGACAAATAATAAGCTCCAATTCAAAAACACGTCAAGTAACACTGTCTGGAGAACATTTCGCAAGGCACCCATCTTCTTTTGAGTCTGACGGGAAGATAAGATTATATGGAGCTTGTGCGGCCGAAAAAGATTATCCGCTTATTGAACCAAGGTTCTCTGCGAATCTGTATCTAAGAGATTCTGTAAACTCAATAAATATTTTAAACATGTTTGGTAATTTGTTTAGATCAAGATTGTGTTATACTTCTGGCAAAATCAGTTTGCAGCAAGATTCAAAAGTTTTACCCATTCAGTTGTTTAACAATACAAATGTATCCAGCGAAGGGTTTATGTATTCTGGTTCACAGAAAGATCAAAGATTTTCTGTTGTTAAAGTATTGTTTAATAATAAGGAAAATGAATTTCAAGATGAATATGTTTATGAAGAGGATGCGTCGGCAATACAAAATATAGGAATTATTGAAACAGAAATAAATGCATTATCAATTTCTTCTGAATCTGAGGCAAGAAGGTTTGCTAAGTGGATATTGATGAGCGCTCAATACGAGCAGGAGGTTGTTAAATTCACAACTGGGCAAGAAGGGGCTTACGCGTTTCCAGGGGCTGTTATAGAAATATTTGATGAAATGAGAAGCGGAAATCTTAGATCTGGAAGAATTTTGGATATCATTGAAAATGATTCTGATAATGGTTCATATTTTGTGATTGATAAGTCTATATTGTCAGAACCTCTTCTTGGTGATATAGAATTTACTGTATCAACTGGCGCGGATCATACAACAATTGATAAAATTGAATCGCGCGCTAAAAATGAAAAATCTACTACCGATCAAGATGTTGAAATTGATAACGTGAACTCACAACAATTGTTGAAATTTCAGGCCAGAATCATTCCCAATCAAGATGAATCTAAATCTAATGTTGTTGATATGGCTGTAAAGATGCAATTTACTATATCAGAGCATGAAAAAAAGAGTGAACAAGATGTAATTAAAAACACAAGAATAGAAAAGGTTTTTGAGGTTTTTTACCACGGATTTGAAGATGGTGATAAGGTGAGGTTCGCAAGTGATGGTATACTGCCTAAGGGTATCACTCCATTTGAAGAGTATTATATTATTGATTCAACAAAACATTCTTTTAAGGTTTCAAAAACACAGTCTGGATCAGCTGTAAAAATTTTTGGACAAGGAAAAGATAAGTTGTTTAATGTTGGTGGTGAGCATTTTGTGATTCCAGTTGATACAGAAAAAACAAAAGAAAAAATAGATCAGGTTATGATTGGCGCAATATATTCTATTAGAGGAGATATTGGTGTGATCGAAAACAATAAACAGGATATCTCTTTAACGCAACTGCAAAATCTAGGCGTATCCAATTCGATATCTGATGATTGGATGAGTTCGAGCATTTTTGGTCAAATGAAAATTGTTGATCAAAATTGGATATATGCCAGAAATCTAGGGTGGATTTACATAGGAGACATGATCGACAAGTCGGGAACTCCAGGTGAATATTTCTGGTTTTATACTGGAGCTTTTGGGTGGGTCGGCACAAATGAAATATTAAAAAATACAATATGGTTTATTCCGTCTGTTAAACAAAATAAAGATGGCGCCTCTGGTTTTGTTAATATAAAATACAGCGGATTTTCTGGTAACATATCAAATATGTTTGTTTATTACGATTCGGTTGATAATGTAAATCAAGATGATCAAACATTTAATCTTGGAAGTTCAAATAAAAAACTAGGTCGATTGTGTAATGTTGAATTTATTAATACAACTGGTATCTTGGGGTACATGTTGAATATTGCTGATTCGATTGAGCCTGAGGTTAATCTTGTTGCATCATCTCATTCCGAATTAATGAGTCAAGATAAATATGATGAAATTAGTATAGAAAGTTCTAGAATTGTTGATGTTGGACAAGCTTTGCAGGAAAAACAGTCTGTACAATTAAATATCATTAATAATCTTGAATTTGATTTGACGCGAAATTATAATATGTTTATTGATGGAGTAACAGGAATAAATTCATCGTTAATAAACAAAACATGGAATTTTATATTTGTGAATGAAAATACAATTGAACTTGTTGACTCTGAAGATATTTATACATTGAATGCTGGTTTCAATTTTGATCAAGCAAATTTTTACTTGGTTGCTGAGTTTGATAGCGATCTTAAGAAGTTCATTGAGGCAAAATATTTTAGAATTTTAAACAATAAAGAAGTTGCTAAGGGAAATTATGAAATTACCGCGACAGAATATGCGGTTGATAAATTCGATGCTATTGATAAAAAAGGTGTAATCAGGAAACCTGTAGTTCCAATTCCACCTCAAGAAGGTATGGAGGTTCCTGATGGGCCAACAAATTTAGTATTAAAAAGTTCCACAATATAATATGTCTACATCGATCACAGTTGAGTTTCAGGTAAATGACCTTGATGCAAATTATGAAGTTGTTGGTACTTCTGATAATTATTCATTTCAAGAAAAGATTGGATTAGGTTCAGATATTGTTTTTGCTGAGGGAGATGCTTTTGTTAAAGTTATTCCCTTGAGGGGAAATTATGGAATATTTGATGTACGAGTTTTTGCTGTAACGGAAATAGGGGTTCGCTCTCCATCGGTCATTGGAAGAATAGAAGTATTACCAAAAGAACTTGAAGGCACTTTTACATTTTCAGAAATTAATACAAATCAAAACCTTGAGTCGTCCGTTATTTATTCTCCAACATATGCTGGAGACAAGCTAGAGATTGATTGCGAATTTGGTGGCAAATCAATTGAGTTTAATTGGTCTTTAATTCCCCCCAATGGACATCCCCAAGAGGGAAATTCTTTATCCACAGAGTTGTTGAGTGATACTTTTTTGTCTGGTTTTAAAATAAATTTGTTTAATGACGGTCAAATCATTGATCTCGAGCAAGCGAGTTATTCAGAAACTTCTCTCGCAGCTTTATCTTCGACCCTTCAGACAGAAAAAGAAAATGTCCAGGATATATTTAATAATTATAGAGACTTTTCTTTAAGATTGAACGAGGCAGTTTTTAATGATTTGAATTTATCGAGAGATATTTCTTTGCAGATTATTTCTGTAGATAGATTTGGTGGAGAATCTACAGGCATCGCAAATGCTACAAATTTAGAACCAGTCATAAGTAACCTGAATTATTCAACCAAGGGTTCTGACACAAGTTTTTCATGGGAGTCTACAGATGCAGATTTTAAAGATGTTAAAATTGAGGTTTTGGCTATACCCGAGGGAACTTCTTTAATTCAAGAAGAAGACCTTCAGGCTAGCGCAAGTTATTTTCAAGCTTTAAAACAAGCGAAACCATACAATGATTTCGCAGGTGCATATTATACCGCCGGGGATAAAGTCGTTTATAATGGAAAAATATACGAAGCAATTCAAACTCATACGCGAGGAAACAATGAATATCCAGATGATGATTTTGAAATCGATGAGCAGACCGGAGAGGTGATTGAGGGCGTTGCAAATTGGGCATTAATTGGTGACGCTATAAATTTCTTGTATTTCTCAAGTAATGACCCTGATGATGATTTGGGGTTAAAAAATATAAACGAAGATGATACATTAAAAAATGTTGAAATATCAGATGATTTAAAAACTTTTAGTGCTACACAATTGTGGGGATATAAATATTATTACACTTTTCAGCCTTATGATGAATTTGGTGAGGGTAAAGTATACAACCTGACAAAAAAAGGATTGATTGATAAAAATGCAGATGATTCAATATTAGAACCAATATTGGTAAATGTAAAAATTGATAATTTAAGATTCCGCGAAGTTAAAGACGATCTGGTCTTCAATTGGGATGCAACTGATCAAGACGGAAACCTAGTAGACTTGAATCAATATAAATTTTTGTTTGGCGGGCAAGACTTTCCTTCTCTTCTTGGTATAAGCGGTTCACTGTATGATGTTCATACAAATCAAAAAATAACAGGAATAACAAATGGATTTAATTCCAAAAGTTTGGATTTTGATGAAGATGGAGATCTTGTTGTTAATTCAAATCTTCCAAGTGCAAAGGTGTTTGATCAATACAAATATACGCGCGAATTAAATAATAGCATATATAAGACTGGCGGATTTCCTTCTGATTTCGGAGACTATGATACATCAACAAATTATGTTTCTGGTGATAATGTATTAAGTGATAATAAAATTTATACTGCAAATACACAAAACAATGAACAGTCTCCAAATGTTCAGCCATATTATTCTGGCTGGTCTTCATCTCAAACATATTACGCTTCCTCCTCTGACGCATTTAATTATAGAAATAATATATATAAAACAATAAACGACTTTGGTCCAAATTCATCTAATATATCAGGGTTGTTTAATGAGGGCTTGGTTTATAATGTTGGGGATATTGTATTGTCTCCAGAAAGTGATGTTTCTGTGTTTAGCGAAAGTGATTCGTACGTTCCTGGAGATTTTGTTTTTTATAATGGTTCAATATATGAATGTCTGCAAACAATCGCAACCGAAGAAAATGCGTTTCCTGATAATGCTGATTTTTGGTCGCGCTTAGATATATTTAATGATCTTACATGCGCTTATTTTCAATCAACTGCAAATAGTAATTCTAGTTACCCTTTTGATGTTTCAAGCAATTGGAGCAAAGTAAATCCAGCTTCTTTAGCTGCAAATGGGCAATTTTTTGAATTTTTGATACCAGCTTATGAGTTGCCTGTTTCAGATTGGAGCTCGCAGGATTCATATAATGCAGGAAACTTTGTTGTTTATGAAAATGATATATGGAGCGGTACTCAATTTAGCCAAAATCAAATTCCATCTGAGGGTTCAAATTACTGGAGTAATCAATCGAATTCTCAGGATATAGGATTATATTCAACATATTATTCAAGAAATTATCAATCTGGTGATTTGGTTTATAGTAATAACTTTGTATATAAATGCACAAGAGATGACCCTGCTGGCGGCCCAATAACAGCCATAACAAATGAAGGACAATCAATTTTATCAAGCTACGAGCAAACAAATTGGTTGCCATATTGGGAACTGAATGATCAATATGATAACATTGTATTTAAGCATGTTGGCATTCCTCAAAGTGGAAAAAGGAGTGTTGGTATAGAGTTGGGTATTGTTGATAAAAACGGAAGAATAATAAATCAAGCAAATCTTCTTGCTGACAATCCGCCGCCATATATATTGACCGAAGGATTTGATGTTGATAGCACGGGCGAAGCAACAAAAGTAAAATTTAATTTCAATTACGCATTAGGATTTCAAGAAAAAACAACAAAAGTATATTTGTATAGATCTGAAAGCCCTGATTTTGATGTTGTTGATGAATACGGATTTCCTTTGACCGGAGAAAATACTCCGTTTGTAAAAAGTGTTGTTGGCGCAGGGGATGCAACATTTGGACAAAACATTACACAAATAATTGACGAGCCTCC